TTCTCGCTTCCGTCCAGATTGGAACAAAAGTTTCCTCCAGCGTCCCAGCACTCAAAGTCCGTCGGGATCATGGAGTTCAGCCAGGCTTTGACTTCGCCACCCACGCACATCTTGCCGTCGTTCGTGACCAGGGTGGGCACACGTGTAATCTTTTTAGAAGGGACGCCCTGGGTCGTCACGTTGTGAAACCGTACAATCTCGATGAGCGCTGGCTGGGTCTTGATGAACTGGATAATTTCGAGTGAAAATTTGCACTTGTCCGAATAGACCAGAAGGGCCATCTCTAGTACTGACCTGGTTTTTTGGGAAAGGTCAGACAACGCAGTCACTGAAACTTTTTCGGGGGCTATTTTAATGAAGGACCTTATTGTTCTGATACTCGTGACGATGGCCTTCTTTTTTATATGGAACGGGATGAAGCCGACCCCCACCAGCTCCTACTCGACTGAGGACGTCGTCCAGGACCAGGCCATCTCTCCCGAAATTACCCAGGCCATCCTGGCAAAGGCCCTGACGATGAAGCCGGATATCGTACCCATCGACACCGTGTTCATTAACCCCGGGGGCGATGGCACCTACGATGCCCGTATTTCCTTTTTCAACAAGAAACACTTTTATGGCGTCCAGTACGACATAAAGGCCAAGGTGTCCCCAGAGGGTTCGGTAGATATCATCGCGTTTGGCGACTCGCCCGCCGTCGAGACGAATCCTGGGTACACGGGTAAAGGAGAGTATCAGTCCTGGACGGCCGTGACGGACAACTTGACTTCACGGTTTCAGGGGGCGCTCCAGGGGTACAAGAACCAGCCGAACCTGTCGAGTATTCCAGACGCGTACAAATCAGGAATGATTGAGACCCAGACCAACCTTCAGACCCGTGCGTGACGCTCTTCGTCTATAATTCTACACATAGAGTAGATGGCTGTTTCGGCCAAGCAAATTGTCGCCTCTGAAAAGAAACGTGACGACGTACGAAAAGAATACTATCAGGAACTTCTCAAGCAATTTTGTAGAAAAATTAAAACAGCTTCCGAGCTTGGACAGCGAGACACCGTACTGACCGTCCCGCCCTTTGTGGTTGGTTTTCCAAAGTACGATCTTCCCACGACCGTTCAGTACATGGCTCGCCAACTGACGCGGCTCGGGTACATCGTGACTCTCGTGGGCCCTCTTGACCTCAAGGTCCGGTGGACGAAGATAGCCCTTGTCGAGTCAGAGGTGGAACGTGAGGTCATGGAACCCAACACGTATCTTCCGAGCCTCGTAAACCTGAAAAAGACGGCCAACACCCTGAGAATCACCAAGACGGGTGCGAAATGAGTCTTCAATCATTTTCTACGGAAATTCCATAGCATGGATCTCCTCAACGAGTCCGAGCGTCGGTTTACCAAAAAGCTCTGCGATGCCATGATTCCAGTCATGATTGAGGCTTTTTGGGAAATTTGGCTCGAAGCCAAGAAAGAGTCCCAGGGGAAGAACACAACCCGAGTGTTCCAGGAGCTCCTCCGGGGCGTCAAGACCTGGAACTCTTCAATTTCACTCAAAAATACAGAGGCCATCATCAAGAACCAGTCCCTTTTTCCCAACCTGTTGGCGGCTGTTTTTGTCATTCACGTCAAGATTTTGAGTGCGATCCGGACAGACCGAAAGTCCAAAAAGATTAGCATCAAGCTCCCGGCAAATGATGTCTTTGTCCAGCGGTGCTACGAGGCATGTGCCAAAGACCTGTACGAGAACCCCAGCATCATTGTGGACAACAAGTCCGAGGAGGAGCGCAACACGGACCTGCACGACCGATTTTACAAGAAAATTTGCATCGTCATCGAGGATCTCATTCCAACGGCTGAGATCTTGAATACGTATTTGCCTTTGCCTGCAGCCGGCGACGATCTGGACATGGATCACGACGAGGAGGAGGCGGAAGAAGAAGAGGAAGACGTTCCGGACATCGAGGACCCAGCCGACGGTCTGCCACAAAACATGGAGTTTGGCAAGACGCCCGGGGGTGTGGACACCGCCGTCACGGTCAACAACTCCCTGACACCGCCGGTCGTTCCAGGTACGACGCCGCCACCAACCATCGACGAGGGCGAGTCTCTGTTCCCAGATGCGCCAACTAAAATTCAAAAATTAAACCACGTATAATAACAGATGGATCAATATTGCCGGGAGCCAATGAGTGCGGCTGTCATAGCAGCTGCCATCGTCGCCGCTTACATATTTGCCAAATCAAAGATGAATAACGAAGGAAAATTGAAAAATTCAGATTACTTCAAACCCGCTTTCTTGGTTGGTATACTGGTGTACTTTATCGTGAGTCAGGGGCAGGGTGATTCCGGGCCCGTCCTCAGGGAGCCCTTTTAAATTACTTAAGGATTGAATACTCAAAAATGATATAAATGACCACGATCAAGGCGTTTGATGATTTGATGAATCAGTTCATCGGTGAACTTCACAGCGCGTTCCCCGATGAGCCCAAGAAGATGGGCGTTCCGTGTCAGGAGTACATCAAGTACCTAGGCCCCTGGAGTACTCAGTTGGCCGCCAAGGATCCGTCCTTCTTTTGCGAGGAAAATGCATTTGCGAAGGCATTTGGGCTCGACGTCATCTGGAAGCGCGAGGACTGTTCCGAGACGACGCGAAACGCCATCTGGCAGTACATTTCGTCTCTGTATATGATTGGGACGACCATGAGCATGTTTCCCCCCGAGACGCTCAGTATGATTGAGTCAGTCGCTGAAAATTGCGCAAAAAATATGAAGGTTGATCAGAGCGGTCAAATTGACGAAAAGGCGCTCATGGCTGGTGTGAACAGTATGCTCAGTCAGATGATGAGCGGAGGTGCAAACCCATTTGCCACGATGCTTGGCGGGGGCGGCCCGGTGCCCAAGCCCCAGCCCCGTTCAGGAGCCCGGAAGTCAAAGAAAAAGTAATCTTAGTAGATTACAGAATGGACCCCAAAGATATTTTTCGGTCAAGCGAACTTCTTCAGTTCTGGCCGTCAGCAACACAGTCAGCCCGCGAGCGCGTCTCAGCGACGACCCGTTTCGTTTTGTATGCCGCTTGCCTCGTGTATATCATCACGCGCGACGCCCGCGTTTTTGCTCTCGGTGTGGTAGTTCTGGCTGTTTTGTACTATCTTTGGATCTCAAATATGATTTCTGATGGAACCAAACGTTCGGCGATAGGAGACGGACGCGCAGCCTCTCTTGTCCGCCCAGACGTGACGCTTCCAACATTTGAAAACTCGATGGGAAATGTGTTGTTGACGGACTATGTCGACAACCCAGACCGCCCAGCCGCCGCGTGGTACCCAAGCATGCGAACTCAGGTTCAGCAGGCGTGGAGTGAAATCCACCCTTTTGAGCGTCAACGCGACGCGGAACGCAATTTCTACACCATGCCTTCGAGCACGATTCCAAATGACCAGACTGGTTTCGCTCAGGCTGCTTACGGAAAGCCATTCGCACCCAAGTGTCACGACCAAGGTGGACCCGCATGTGATCCAGATCGGTTCTACTCCGCCTTCCCAGAGCGGCCACAAATGCGTGCCGGAAATGGGCGTTAAAAATAAATATAAGACTACAGTAATAATGCCGCAGTTTAGTTATACTCAGCTCGTCCTCGAGCCTGATGTGTTTTATGGTCCGGCGCAAGTGACGCTCCAAGACAAGACGAACGTCGAGAGCGATCTGCGTGAGGAGCCCACAACGGCGTGGAAAAAGGGATGGTCCGAACAGACCTATGACTTTCCGAACACGTACGTGACGCTCCCCCTCCGTGTTCTTGATTGGAACCCCATCAACACATTTGGCGAGTACCAGAACCAACGTTTCGCTCAGCGGTACTATACCAAGGGTGTCGAAACCTGGAGTCGGTAGCCGCCCCAAGGCCGCAGGCCTTGTTTTCAAAAATTTTTGCATCACGAGTCCTTCGGACTCGGTCTTTGTAAAAAAAGATGTATATTAAGTAATAATGGATCCTTTGGCTCTTGCAGCCGTTGTTGGTCTTGTGTTTGCTGGAAAAACTCTTTCAGATTCCAAGAGTGATTCTCCTCCGCCAACCACGAAACCACGTGCTCCAGCACCG